CGCTGCCGTTGCCTGTTGTGTTGTTCTGGAGTGCGTTCTGCCCACTAGCTGTGTTGTAGTTGCCTGTGGTGTTGTTCTGGAGTGCGTTCGCCCCACTGGCTGAGTTCCCCGACCCTGTGGTGTTGTTCTGGAGTGCGCCCTGCCCACTAGCTGAGTTCCCCGACCCTGTGGTGTTTGATGCTAAAGCTCCATCTCCAGCCGCAAAGTTTGTGCTTATTGCACCAGCACCATATGAGCCTCTGAGCGCAAATGCACCCGTGATAGTTATTGCACCTGCGACTGTAAGTTTTGTTGTTGGCGAACTAGTCCCAATCCCCACGTTGCCTAAGGAGTCGATGCGCATGCGTTCTGTGTTGGAAGTGCCGAAAAGGATTGGGTACGCACCAGCGTGCCACAGAAAACCGCCATAAGCAGCACCAAAGTTTGCACCTGTGCTTGCGTCTATGCCTATGGAGAAAGCGCCGCCTGCATTTGAGTATATCTGCGAAACACCGTTAGTCCCCGTTGCCGCGGTTAATCTGCCACCAATAAATGCAGAAGATGTAACGTCTAATTTGTATGCTGGTGTGCCACCAATCCCCACGTTGCCTGAGGAGTCGATGCGCATGGCTTCAGCATCATTGCCGTAGGTAAATATTACAGCCCCTGCGCCTGCATTGGTTGTTATGCGACTACCAATTCGTAATCCATTGCTTTGCCATTGCATAAACTGAGAAGTTCCGCTGTAGTTTTTTGCAGTATAAGATGCATTAGAACCTGCGATAGAACCTGCGATAGAATTTTCAATCTGAACGAAGCCTATATTATCATTTTGACTGGTGAGTGAATATACATGTAGTTTAGTTGTAGGACTACTCGTCCCAATCCCCACGTTGCCGGAAGCATCTTTATAGACTTGACCTGAGCCAATGTTTAGTATGCCTGTAGAGCCTGTGAGTGTGCCTGTGTAGGTTGGGTTACTTAATGTGGGCGACTCACTCAAGACGGTGCTTACAGTTCCTGTGCTTGTAATAACACCTGTACCACCATTTGCTACTGGGAGTGTGCCTGTTACGCCTGTAGTTAAAGGTAGTCCAGTTACATTAGTAGCAACAAAAGCAGAGGGTGTCCCTAACCCAATAGCATTACCTGATGCGTCTTTCCATATGCCTTTTTCAGCTGGATATGTGACAAACACATCTTTTGTTCCAGCAGTGAAGTTAACTAATGCACCAGTATTAGAAGAAGCCAATACAGTTGTCCTTGACAGCGTGCTACCAACAGCAGTATATGTTCCTAAGCCAACTTCCCAGCTAGAACCACCTTGACCCGCAATACAATAATAAGTTGTGTTACTGTCGCCCACACCAGCAGAAAAAGACTGAAAGCCTGTAGATGCCCCCAAAAGTGAAGCCGTGCCTGTACCAGTAACAGTGGTTGTTTCTTTAACTCGATCTGCTAGTATTAACGCCATAGTAATCTCTTGTTAAGCGGCTGTTGCGGTGTATGTTACAGAAATGGAATCGCCATTAGTTACTGTTTTAGACCCCGCGGTAAAGTCACCAGCACTAAACAATGTGCCTGTAGTGTTATCAATAGTTGATGACCCACCTACGTTTACAAAACAACCAGCAACAGTACCTGAACCTGTCATTGCAAACACCTGAGCAGATGTTGGGGAAATAGCGCCTGATGCGGCTGTGCCCCATGTGGGTGTTTTACGAGGGCCAGTATACGTTGGCGCATTGGCAAGACCTACTTCTAGCCAAGCCCCATGAGATGCCTGTGTGTCACCAACAACGGCCGTGCCTGTGCCTTTAAGACCCATGTATGAAATACCTTGAGCAGCGTTAGTTAATGCGCCAGTAATGGTTAGGTTTTTACCAACAGTAGTTACAAGGTTTTCTATCTCATCTTCCCATTTAAGATTGCCATCTTTATCATGGCACACCACATGATAATGACCGTGCATCTCCATTCCTTCTGTATGACCTGCACCGCGAGTAACTGTTGCCGAACAAACGTCACCTGATTTTATGTGTTCAATTTGCATTTTTATATTCCTAAGAAATTCGTATAAGAGCTGTTGTAGCTGTGTCTGGTGGAAAAGTTATTGTAAACGGTGTTCCTAACTTTGCTGTTTTATCCGCACCAAAATCAAGAACTGCAATAGCGGCTTTTGTAGTGTAATTATATATCAAAGCCCCTCTAGCTACAAAAGAAGCGGAAAACCATAGCACATCTGAAAAAGAAGCATACGCTGTTGCCCCTGACGATAACGCAGGTGTTGGCAAAATAGGTGCACCACCAGCAGAATAACCCGTGCCTGATACTTCACCAACAGGTGTATACGCTAATGTTGAACTATCTAAAGAGGCATTAGAAGTATATAAAGCGATCTGATAAAAATAAGGGGACGTGACAGAAAAATTTTCTAAGCCATTCAACAAGTTTTGTTTGAAAATGGTACATTGGCCTTGTGCTATCATAATGTATTATACGGTATCTTGATTTGATTATTTCTATACGCGTCTCCGCGTTCCAACCCATTCACTAGTCTGGTTAATTGACCAATAGCTTCTTGATATTTTTGCTCGTAATATGTAACCATATCTTGTTCTTGTTTCATAAAGATCATGGCCTCGCGCATAGCGCCATAAAATAATGCCGGATCGTAGTTATCACTTAGCCAGGTAACGCCCGCTGGATTATTGACAGTGTCAGTGATAGATACAGGATAATAAAAATAATGCAATTCCACATTATAATTTGAATCAGGTGTCGGTGCGGTTAATAAGGAGATGTCCAACATATTAGAAAGTTGTGGACCAAACATCGCATAATATTTTGGCAGCCCTTGATTAGTAGGGTTAGAATACGCTTCTCTAATGAAACTTACATCTTTGTCTATCAGATAGGAATAATTACCTGACCCATCAATAACTGCTAATGAATATACGGATAAGAAGTCATTAGGGCAAGATAGATAAGGGTTAGCAGCTGTTAAATTACCTGTTACATTTTTTCTAAGTACAGGGATATGTACCGTATTATATATACGATCTTCTGCTTGGCGCAGGAATAAACCAATATTAGATACAAACAAAGACTCTGTATTTTCAGCATAGTCTTGGATTGCTTGGGTAATTTGTTGGAGATTCATAATAACCCTATATAGGAAAAATATTAACCCATTGGGCCGCGTGAAGTATAGCCTTTAGTTGCAGCGCCTTTTCCTCTAGCTTTAATACCTTGAGTTTTGACACTAGTATCTGGATAGCCATTATTACCTGTTGGCGCATTGTTTGGTTGGGGTTGCTTATATTTATTTTCATCAGACTTAGCCATTATTTACCACCTTGATTTTTAGCACGCGCTAAATTGCGGCCAAACTTTTTCATTGCTTCTGAAGATACTGTTGTAGCTTTACCTTTAGATAACATGACCCCATCTTGACCAATTTTAGAACCATCGATACCCAATTGTTTACCTTTAGTTTTACCTTTGCTTTCTATACCATCGCCTTTAGCCATTTCGTACTCCTAAGAAGTTGTTACTGAACCGACATACGTTGTCGCTACTAAATCATTTTGTGTTAATAATACATCATTTGCACGAGAGCCGCCAACTGGCGCCCATCCCCATTGAAATACTCTTGACCCTTCGCCTTGATACCCATTCGTATCTAAACCTGATGTTTGATAACTATTATCTGGTCTAGGTTCTAAAACAGCTTGAGGATCAAAAACGGGGTACATGCCAAGTTTAAGCTGGGGATGATCTTCATTCCAACATTCAGGGCAGGCTTTGATCGCTACTATTTTAGTTTTAATAACAAGCTTTTTTAGTTGGTGCAACTTATAGCGTTGTCCACAAATATCACATTCAGCAATGGAATATTTGCCAGCAGCGTATTTAGCAGCCATTATCTACCATAACCAATTCTAGGCACATATCTATCCGCAGCTTTATCTCGATCTTCTTCTGTCGCTAATTGCAACTGCCTATCATATTCAGCTTTAAGACCCATAGCGCGGTTCATATCTGCATTGGGGAGCTTCATAGAAAGATAATAAGCTAGACCCGCCACCATTGCATTTAAAAATCTAAAAGGTATATCTTGGGTATTGTCCCCATTACCTGAATCTTGAATACGGCGTAGTCGCCAATAGACAAAATAATAATAAGGACTACTTAGGCTTCCTTGGTCTGGTGTGGGCCATATATTTATCTGAGGATTAGAAACACCCGTAACAGGATACGTAGCACCAGATTGTCTATTGATCCAAACTTGTATCGGCCTACCTGTTGCATTCTTATTAGGGATAGTCGAATAAGTAGACGATGAAATTCTGTTAATATTAATATCAGTTTGTTGTTGGCCTGATCCTGTGCGAACAACTTGATCTAATAAATCTATTGTATCGTTTGGTAAGTCATAATTAATTTGGCCAGGGATTAAAGGGATAGTCCCCTCTTCAATAGTCCATAAATTAATCCCAATGTTAGCCCATTCTACGGTCAATAAGTTAAGACTTCTTCGAGCAGTTCGTAAATCATACCCGTTACGTAGTTCAGCCCCACATCTTTCAAAGGCTTCCTCAACAAGATCTGTAACGGATAAATTAAAACTACTTGTGCCCGAAGTTGTCATTTCTTAGCCCGTCTGCTTTTGGGTTTAGTGTTAGGAGGAAATGATTTAGTCACCCCTCCTTTTTTGTACATATCTACATCATTGGGATCATCCTTACGAATAATCTTTTTCTTGTTCGGCATTTTAGATGGGTTTATATCCCCCATACCTCGACTAGCCATCATTAGATGTAACGACCCTTTGTTTTGCCTTTTTGAGCAATACCATCGGCTCTAGCGCAACCGCCTTTAGCAAATTTTTTGGGTTTAAAACCTTCGATACCTTCAATTTTTCCTGAATCACCTAGGTTAACGCCTTTGGTTTTACCACGTTTTTGTACAGCAGATTCACCAAACTTAGTTAATTTATTTGAACCTTTTTCAACGTCTTTTGACATTGTTTTTGGTCCCATAGTTTCTTTAGTCGCACCGCCTTTAGCCATGCACTTACCACCTTTTTTCATGCCTTTAGCTTCTTTCTTTTCAGATTGGCTAATCATTTTTTTAATAAGCGCTTTATCTTGTGCCACGTCATCATGCTTTTTCATTGATCCACCTGTTTTAAATTGTTTACCTTTATCTGCAGCAGCAAAGTCTTTACCTACTGATTGTGGAACACCCACTTTTTTAGCAAAACCTTTGTTATGTGCTACAGCTTCCATTAAATTATGCTGTTTCAAATTTTTACTTGGCACCGCAGTTCCACCTTTTTAATGCCACTGCTTTACGAGTAGGGTTGCCGTTTTCATCTTTCATAGGGCCTTTTGCCCCACTCATTCTTGCACAAAACGATTTTTTCCTCCCCTCATCTGCTTTTGTTTTTGGATGAGGAGCAGGGGCTTTTAAATTAGAACCAGTAGCTGCATTATATTTGGATCTACCTTTAGCAGTAAGTCCAGCACCTTTAGATACAGGTAATTTCTCACCTCTACCAACAGATAGTACGGGTGTCTTCTTAGTAGCCATTAGTGTTTCATAAAGTCAAAGAGCCATGCCACACCAGCACCTATACCAGCCCCTATACTTCCAACAACCATAAGCATGTGCCAACCACCTTTAATCGCCGACAAGGTGTGACTTATCTCTCTAAGAGCGTCTTTCACCTCTTCCATGTCTTTGCTTAGTTTATCCATGTCAGTTTGCAAATGTTTAATCTCTGTGCTGTGTGAAGCTAACTCTCTTGCATTTCTAATTTCAGGCGTGTTATCAGGCATAATATTAACCATAAAATGCAGTGACACCCATTACCGAGCCAACACTAAAAGTTAAATAAATATTAGTGCGGAATAAAATACCTTCCCCAGGTATAAGAACATCAAATGTATTGGGGTTTGAGTTTACGGGAATATCCATCTGATACAGAATTTCACCCGTAGCCCCGCCATCTCTAAGTTCAAAAGTAGCTGCTGTACTAATAGCAGGAGCTACCACAATACCTTTAAGCCTAGCTCTATCGGCATAGATGCTGCCAGCCGCACTTAAATGTTTGCTTTTTACGTCAAACTGCATAGCCATAATTAATCTCCTACTGGGTTTATAAAAAGGGGGTTAGCACCCCCTAATACATTAATTATGCAGTATATGCAGTAGGCGCAGATGAACCATCTGAATTTCGTACTAAGTACTCAACTAAGAAAAATCCAGCTCCAGCAGAGAAAGTTCCAGAAGAACCTACAGTGTAAGTAATAATCGCATCAGTTGAGCCAACATTAGCAAATAGGGCTGTTTGAGCGTCAGAAGCGGGAACTAAATAAATAATACCTGAAGCCCCAGCAGTAATTGCTGAAGTTGCTGCAATAGCGGTGCCATTAAGATAAATAGTAATTACGCCAGAAGTACCAGCAAATTTAGTAGTTTGGTATAGCGCAAGATTGGTAATTAAAGAACCCGCTGGAAGAACAGCTAAAATTGAAGCAGCTGTATCTGTGTAAGCAACAGGATCAGTTTGAGCAACAGAAGTAACCCCAGTGTTACGAATAGTACCCGCGACAGCGCCTGTTGTGTTTTTTACAGTGCCTAATAACCAAGGCCCAAGGTGTGTAGCTAAACCCATTGTAGTTTCCTTCATAGAAAGTATAAGCTTATCAATCTTCTATGCGTCTGTGGGGGCAGTTTGATAAGCAGGATGTTCCCCTGTTAAAGATACTTATACTCTTTTTTTAGGGCTGTTGCAAGTGTTGATTTTTCCAGACCCACTTCTTTTTTCCGCAGTCGTATATTCTTCTTGCCCCCATTAAGTAAGTCATTTCTCGTTCAGTCCGAGAGTCTGATGTGGCATCATAGTTATCAGGGCTATTGTGGTCTTTTAAGCGCTGAGCTATATGCCTTCTTTGGTAATGTGACTTGGGTTTTACCCCTATTTTAGGGCTCCATACTTGATAATCAGGAGGGGTTTCTTCGATTAAATCAAAACCTAATTGAGTGTACATTGCCCCAGAAAAATACCTATTGTCAGAAAAGGACTTTACTTCTGCAGGATTATGCTCTTGTATAAAAGCTTTAAACAATTTAGATGCCCCGCCCGAAATAGTCGTTCTTGTGGCATATCTGGATAAAGTCCAAACTCTGGTTGCCGCGCCTGCACCTCTATCATTAGCTCCATAAGTAAACCGCATACAAGCGACAAGCTTATTTTTCCAATAGAGCCCATAGTGATTCCCGTTTCCAGCACCCCCTTGAGGATGATATTTTTCATAGAAGTCTTTAGCGTCCTTATGTTCTACTTTTTTTAATTCGCACTTTCTGGCCATAAGCTTGCCTTTGCTTTTGCCCACAGCATTTCTAAGTAATCTTTTTATAGCATATTGGTGATCTTTCCATTCGCTTTCATATATAGTCAACAGCCGTACTCCTTTTTCCGCGCAAGATAAGTACTTGTTATAATGATTATTTTTATTTTTTGCTTCTTCCTCTATGTTTCCATGACTATGCCAGTACATACCACTATACTCAACAGCTAAAGCTTTTTCAGGTAAATAAATATCAAGTTCTTTGGGCTTTAAAATATCCCTGTTTCGATGATCTACAAGGGTAAATATTTTTAAATAGCTAGCGATGGCTAACTCTTGTGTTGATTTCATGTGATTGCATTTTGGGCACGGGTTGTATCCATTTAAAAGCCAGTTTGGTTTTATTTCGCATAAAATATTGTGTTTTACACATTTGATTTTTATTTTTTGTTTGCTGCTTGTGTACTCTGCTCCAGTAAGATCAAAAGCATCGCCATATATGGCACACACTTTTGCAATAAATGAATCTATTGTATCTCGTTGTGATGCCCCTCTACGCTCATTATGAAAACATTGAGGACACCCTGATCCTTTCCAATGGTATTCTGGTTTTTGTTCAAACACTCCATGTTTTTGACAGACTATAGCTACTGGGGTTTGCTGTCCTTTATATTCACATAATGAATAATCGTAAGTCACCCCATGTATTTGAATAAATTTATCAAGCATTTTCTTTTTGGTGAACCGATTTTTACCCGCCCGTGCTTCCATAGCACATTTATTGCATAGGGCTCCATTAATCATATTTTTTGCATCTGATTGCATCTCACCATGTATTGGACATACATAAGTTATTTTTTGATTCATGCCAGCATACACAGATTTTGAAAAATCGTATGCCCCTACATACTTACTAGCAAAGGTATCCCATTTAGCCTTGCCTTGATTAAATAAAGGGCTATTTTGTTTATTTATTTTCATCACTAGTCTCCTTAAAATATAGAAGTAGTGTACATTAAAGAAACCATGCGTACAAATAAAGAAACCATTTGTTTTCTACAGGCAAAAGAAAACCCGCCGAAGCGGGTTGTCAATAATAACCTAAGTTATTGATTTCTATCAGCTTGAACCAGATGAACCATAGATACCTAATGAATCCGACCAACCGAAGCTGTAGCGTTCCCTGCTCTTATATCGAACGTTGCCTGTATCAAAATCCCCATCCATTGAGTTCTGTAATGGAGTACGAATGAAATGCTTCAATCCGTTGGGCACGTCCGTTGTTAAGAACCAAGCATTAGTGTCAGTCAAGAAGTGATTAATAGCATAACCTTCTGGAACAGCACCGTTGCTCTTAAGCGCGTTGATGTCATTGTCAGTTGTGCCAACACGTAATTCAGTTTCTAACAAACGAGTAGCAACGAATTGTAATGCAGGTGGTACAATCAACTTTTTAGGTTTAGCAGCGATTAAAAGACCACGTTCGTCAGTCCATGCAGCAATTTGAATCACAGCATTTTCTAATGAGGTTTCGTTTAAATCAGCAGCAGTAGAAGGTACGTTGCTGTTAGTGCCACCATTTACTAACGGGTGAGCGCTTGAAAACAATGGTTGACCGTCACCACCAGTAACAGCAGAACTAAAACCATTGTTAAGCACATTAGCTGCTTTAACTTGTTTAGTGTATGCCATTGCACGGGCTAATGCTTTAGTATAACGAGCAGACAAAGAGTCGTACAAGTTATCTTCAATAGCTTCCTCAGTTAATGAGAAGCCTAAAGCAATAGTTTCATGGTTGTATCGAGCAGTCCAAGCTTCTTGAGCATTGTCATATTGAAGAGCTTGACCTTCGTTTTTGACAGGGGCCGCTGAAAAACCAGACAGTTTTGTTTCTTCTTCAAAAGAACGTTCTGAAGATTCAGTTTCATAAATCTCTTTGTGTTCTTCACCATAACGAGCATACTCTAAACCGAACAATGCGTTCAGACCCGGTAATAACTCTTTTAATAGCTGGGCGCGTGAAATTGCCATGTGTTAATCTCCTAATTAAATGCCAGCTACGTTTGTATAACTATGGAAAGTGTTATTCCAAGTTACCAAAATTTCAGGGTAGCCCACAAAAGTAACTGCAGTACCTGATGCCAAAGTAATAGCGCTAGATACAGTTAAAGTTACACCATTTACGTTAGTAACAGTGATATAGTTGCCAGCTAAAGAACCAGTACCAGATGGAGCAATTAATTGCATACCAGCTTGGATAGCAGTATTAGCAGCGGTCAGAGTTACAGTAGTACTTGAACCAGAAGTAGAAGCTGTAGCAGCAACAGTAACAGCAGTTTCAGGAACTAAACCAACAACACGTAAAGGAGCAGCAGCTACACCACGAGTGTTACCAGTGCCATTAGTAACAACACCACCAGATACAGAAACAGCAGAATCACCAGTTAAAGTGTTGCCAGTATTACCATATAAAGGATATACGTTAGTGCCTATAAATTGTTGTGAAGCATAACCCGCACCTGAAGAAGTATTAGCCAAGGCTGTTGCTTGTGAACCCATAACTACTTTAATAACTACACGTGGATCATCAACAACATAAGCAACAGCGTCTTGAGCAACAGTACCAGAAGGCCAGTATTGCGCACGGATACGTTGACCAGTGGCTGCTAAGGTATATTCACAACCTACGAAAATACCAATAACACCTGGAATTGGTGTAGTAGGCGCAGTAGCAGGTGTATAAGTATCTTGAATTGCAGTACCTACAGACAATTTAACAACGTCACCGAAGAAAATGTTTGCAGCATAACCAGTTGCTATCGGTACCATGCGAGTAGAACCCGCGTAAGGTAGGCCACCGATTTCATTAACTGGCTTTAGGCCGTAAGGGGCCGAAATAACAGGATAAGCCATTGTAAACTCCTAAAATTAATTAACCATTTCCGAAAGATACACTCGATTTGCGATCTTTAAATAAAGGCATACGAGCATCGTTCTCTCTCATAAAGCTATTATCTACTGCTTCTGCCTGCTGATTAGTCATGTTGTTGTAGTATGCGCTACGTTGTCCCATAAATTCAGTAGGTATTTTGCAAAGTAATAACCCACCAATCTCGATGTTGTCTTTAAAATGACCTTCACGAGAGGCTAGCAGTGTGTACTGTGGTTGCTCTTCAATCTTTACAGGTTCCCAACCTTCACGCAATGATTTAGAAATATTGCTAGGGTCGGCCTTGTTTAGCATTGCTACGCGAATCCACCTATATGTGTACCCAGCCTGTTTGTCGGGCTCAGGAAGTGCTTCTGGAGGCATCCACTGCTTAGGACGCTCTGTCAACGCTCTGGTTTCTGATGCACGAGTAATTTTGTTTATAGGGTTAGTAGTCATTATTTAATCTCCAATTTTAAAACTTCTTTTGCGTATACTTCAGGGCTTATGCCCAGTTTCTTTGCTATCTGGACTTGGCTCTGACTTAGTCTTATTTTATTGGAATTTGTGCTACGAGAACCGGGCGCAACTACTGTTGATGGTTTTGCTTTAGGTTCCCCAAAATACTCACTAAATCTTTTGCGCATTGTTTTGTCCAATGTGCTGTAATATTCATCTGATCCAGCAATCATGCCGTTATTAACGAGCTTATTATGTAGGCCCAACGCAGCGGATGTCATCTCCTCATCTTCTCCAAACCACTTATTGCGTTCTTGCCACGCCGCATCTTTAGGGTTCACTTGAGGAGCGGGTTGCTGGTACTCTTCTCGACTTATTTGTACAGGAAACTGAGTCTCTTGTAAAGGTGTTTCTTTTAAATTATTAGCGCGAATCAATTTTAAGTTAGCAAACTGCAATTGTTCTTGTGCATTTATGACCCCTTCAGTATCTCCTGATTCATATGCCTCACGGTACATTCTTTTTGCAGCGGCCACTTCCATTTGAGCCGCTTGCTGTGATGTGGTTATATATTCTTTCTCACCTGTACTATATGCAGATCGTAACTTTTGATTTTCTTCATATAATCTTTTTGACAAAGCAATAGACTCTTGCTGTTCACGTAAAGCTTGTTCTTTTTCTCTGCGCTCATCGTGCCAAACTTTTTTAAGTTGTTTAAGCTTTTGCTTAACACTTTCATCATATTCTTCCAACTCATCATTATCTAAGTCTTCTACAATATGTTTAGGCATAGGTTGACGACCACGATCTTCTTCTGGCGTGTCATCTTCTATTTCAATTTCTATACCGTACGATTCGTTTTCTACTTCGTCTGGAAATTTATATTCATCATTAAATTGTGCTGACATGGACTGTTCCTTATTTACGTTTAATGCCACGAGGGTCTAAAACAACTGCTTCTGGAGTATCATCATTAATAAGACGAAACTCTTTACCATGTATATCTATTCGAGAGCCCGCATTAGGTCTAACAAGAATAAAGTCTCCTACTTTGCACCAAGGCCCACTTGGAAATCTTGAGCTATCTTTATAAGCATCAGGGCCTACCGCAACTACAAAAAGAACTGTTGCTAAGACCTCGTCATGCCTAACAGTCATATCAGCTTTAATAATGCCACTGCCATACTCTTTTTCGACATCTGGAACGGCGCATAATATGTGGTATCCTGACGGTGTGGGTAATTGTGTTGCTTTCTCTTCAGCACTAGTTTCTAAATCAATCGCGCCAACTACCTGCGGATTGGAAGGGTTTGTGCCTACCAATATTTTTTGTACCGTTTTAGTCATCTGAGTTTTCCATTTTATTTTTAAGGTCTTTTACTATATCTCTAGCAAAGAGTAGACCTCGAACCTCTCCGCAGAGTCTTTTATACTCATCAAAGGTGTCTGGGCGACCCGATGTAATCGCCTCGTTTACATTTTGTATTTGCTCGTTTATTTGAAAAGTAATTACCTCAAACGCATCCATTATTCACCTTCTATTGGTTTATTTTGTTGACCACGATCTAGTGCATTTTGCATACCTTCATGAGCAAGACGAGTATCATGTTGGCGTTTTTGCTCAGTCAATTGAGCGGCTGTTTTTAAAGTGTTAACTTTTGTATCGATAGCAACTCTTTTATTTTCAGCTGTAAGTTTTGCCGCTTCTGTCAATGCCTGTACTTTTATTTTGCTGGCATCATTTGTTTTAGCCACTTCAAGTTTAGCCGCATTAGTTAAAGCCGTTACTCTAGTTTGTTCCGCAGCAGTTTGTTGGTGAGCTTGAATCCTTTCTCTTTCGACTTGAAGTTGCTGCATTTTTATTTGCGCATCAAGCTGATCTTTTTGAGCTTTTCGTTGTTGCTCTTGCTGTTTGAGGTGCAACTCTTGTTGTTGCATTTGAACAAGCGGGTCTTGAGCTTGCTGTTGCGCTTGTTGTTGAGCAGCTTCACCTTGATTCTTTTGCAATAACTGTTGAGCCGCTTGAGCTACCAATGGTGCTAATCTAGCTTCAACTTCGGGATTCATGTGTTGTTCTTCTCCAGACTCATCTTTTTGCGCAGGGAGATTGAATCCTAATTGCTGTTCGATTTGTATACGATATTCAAACCCTAAATGTTCAGCAATATGCGCTTGAGCCAATGCCGCTATTTGAGGAGCAGCAGGGTTGCTTTGAAGTAGTTGCTGTATTTTAGGGTCTTGCATCGCAGCCATGTGAACCGCAATATGAGCCTTATGATCTTGCGCTACAAACGCCTTAACAGGTTTCATAGCTAACATATTTTGATTTTCTGTAACAGGATCAGTTGGTTTTTGATCCTCATCCATAGGTATTAACTTATGCGCTTCTTTAACGCCCAACACATCTAACATCTGCCTATGTAATAACGGCATGTTATAAATTTGAGGAGCAGACTGAGCCAGTTGGAGAACCGCTTGGTACTGTACAATTTTTTGAGCCATTGTAGAGGCATTAGGGTCAGATACAGGTATAACTTCAACCATATCATAATCTGATTTTTTAGCCCTTCTGTTGCCCACTTCTGGATCATACTCATAATCTTCAGGAGTATATGCAGCAATAATGCCTTTAAGTAGCCCTAGTTCTTGTTTAAAGGCGTAATGAACTCTAGCCATGATAGCTGACATGGCTTTAGTATTTCTTTCAAGAATTGCAAGTGTAGTTCCTACAGGAGCTTGCCCTGACATATCGGATATTTGTAAGTCCGCCGCATTAGCAAACCGTCTACCCTCATCAATAATTTGACCTAACAAAGTCATTAATGTTTGGCTTGGTTCTTTATATGGTAAGGGCACAAAATTGTCCCTCATTGTGCCTGATGGAACATCTACATCTCGCCACTCACCGGGAGCGATTGGTGTATCATCGCCTTTTACTCTCATCCCTCTGGTTTTAAACCCCCCCGGTAAATTAGAGAGCGTGCCCGCGTCAACAAGTTGTCTAATGAGAGATGTGCCAGACTTAGCGAAAGCACCGACAAGATGGATAAGCCCAAAACAGTAAAACCCAAAACCAGGAACGTAGCCATAATGCACAAAATGCTGCCGCTTTTTATATAACTTATCATCTTGCTCCCAATTTCGCCTAATAGAAAGAATGGTGCTTGTTCCTTTTTCAATGGTAACAACATAGGGTAGGGCAATTCCTGTAAATTCACCGTCTTCTTCATGTTCAAATCCTGGCAGGTCTAAGTCAACGTGCATTTCTAAAATCTTATACCGATCATCAGAGGTTGCTCTAAAACCCATCTTTTCAGCAATTTTCTTTTCAACATCATCCAATGTGTTGCTCGGTTCACCAAGATCAACATCACTGTAAAAACCTGCGACTTGTAGTCTACGTAACTCATTTTCTGTTTTACGCATCACATGTGTTACGCGTTCTGCTTGTTCTAAATTCATCGCCCCATAAGGCACGACTAAGTCCTCCGCTGGAACAAATACAGATACTTGTCTATCCAGATGTGGATCGAAATATACTTTTTTAAAAGCATTACCTGACATACCTAATCCCCAAAGCATACGTTCATGCTCAGGTCTAAACTCGTCCATTACATCAGTTAACTGATAGTTCATATCATCTTGAACACGAGCCGCTGAATCTTTTTTATTTTGCGTTTCTTTGCCTATAATCTGAGTTCGTACAGGACCCGCTGCTGGAAAAGAGGACATCATCGTTTCAGCTTGAAACTTAACAATTGCTTCAGATAAAAGTGGATGATACACACCACAAGCACCTTCCCAAGGTTCCGATCTTTCCTCGATCTTCATACCCAACAGTTCTATGCCGTCAGTATATGTCGTTATCCAATCTTTTCTTGAAGCAATATCATCATCAAAATCAGCGAGCAGCTCTCCTGCCAGCATTTGAAGTTCGGAATCACTTAGATATTCAGCCAAGTTATCATTAAACGAATCATCCTCACGATCAGGCATTAGATCAATCTCGATTCCACCAATGCTCATAGTCACATCGTCTGGGTTTTCGATCTCAACCTCAAGGTCAGGTTCTGCTCCTGCTAAACTAGCTATGCCTTGTGGAGCAGGGTTCATACTTTTATCTATCATTTATGCGTCCTATTAAACTTTATAGTAAGTTCCAGTTAATAATTGCTCAGCTACTCGCTCTGCGCGTTCAGGTGTTTGTTTCGCCCATGAACTATCTAAGGCGTGTGCTTTTGCAGCTACCCAATCAGATCTTTCCAGCGCATTAAGCATTAGTTTAAATTTCATAACCCCATTAATACCTAATTGAAAACACATATTAATAACAGCATCTCTCCTAGCAGGGTCTAATTTAGTATTGGCTAACCAAACAAAATTAAGTTGCGTAATTGTATCGTTAAGGTCACGATCAAAAATAAGATCACATATCTGATCGCTAATTATATCTGGGATGCGTTGACCATTAAACGCAGGTTTGACGTCAAGGTTATGACCAATACCAATCGTTTTGTGGCCTGCTGTACAAGTATAGGCTTTTAATCGCCTACCTTCTTCAAACTCTAATTGTTGTTTCAGATTCATTTGCAATTAAATACTTGTCTAGTTGGAGTAGAGTTCTCAGGAGTGCAATATAATTCCTTACCTTTTGTGGTGTTCTCTATCTTATCTTTAGCATGGCTTTCAGCGATAGTCTGATACTGCATGTTAATCGTAGAATCAAGACCCCCTTGAGCTAATGCACAAATATGATCGACAATATAACCCTTACGTCCATAAGGATACCCTTGTTGTATATCGAATTGGTGTTTAACGGCAGGGCTTCTACATGTAGACGCTTTTGCTTCTGCACCAACAAGTAAGCCTATAGCACCGACAATCAGACACATCAGCATGGCTTTAACTAAATTATAAGGCTCTAGGCTCATACTAATTCTGGTCTGTTTGATGCGTTAAGTTCATTAGTAACTACGTTACCAACCTGTTGAGCAACTTGTCCTAATACTGGGTTTTGCGCATACGTGTATGCAACACCTAACTCGATTAGAAGATTGATAATATTTTTAGCTATGGGCTCTATTAAGTCATCAAAAATAATATCAAGATCGGCCAATACTTTAGCTCGTTTATCTTTGCCAGTAGTGCTTGGCATTGCTGCATTAGTTCGTTCAATTTCACTAACAATTCTTGTAAATACATTCCCATGACCTATTAAGTCTACAAAAGTTGATATTGCTGCCGCTTCTATTTGACTACCGACTGACATATCACTACCTCTTTGCAATTGATTTTAAACATAATCCCAGTAGGATTAATTATAGTTTGTTCTGTTACACCACTATCGTATATAGGAAATACTGATGGGCTGCAAGTAAAATTTGTACAGGAAGTCATTAATACTCCGCACACCCCCACCAATAGTTTTATATAACACTTCATGCCTTAGTAGTAGCTAGCCTTTCTTCTATATGACCAAAGGTCGTCATCCATATCTTTATCTTTAGCAGAACTAATAAGCCCCCCAGAACGAAACCTAGATAATGCTAAACTGACAGCGTCAACAAAATCATCGTTACGACCAGAAGGAAATGACGCTACCTCATTAATAACCTCGTCCGCCCAACGTGTAGCAGGAGCCCATACTTTACCTGAGGCAAATATATCCGATATAGCGTTAAGCCTAGAAATTTTATCCTGTCCACGAGAGGGAGTAAACTCCTGCGCGGGTATGCCCATGCGTCTAAGCTCATATATAAGGGGTGCTCCAGATGCTTTTTTCTCTATTGTTATCCCATCAGGCTGCCATTCTTCGTACATCTCTAGCGTTTTAATTTTTAAATCAGGAAACTCAAGCCTATCCCGCCATGCCTCCAATAAAATTAAGTTAGGCTGATCTCCATCTTCTGGGTTACTCCAAACCCCAAAGATAACAATGGCACTATAATCAGCACTTGTTTTCTTTTCAAACGCTGTATCCATGGACATAAGTACATAGTCACAGGGTGGAGGGTCTTTTTTAGGCCATTTTTGCCACCACTCACGTTTAATAATCGCTGTGACTTCCGATGTGGGTTGTTGTTGATACTGAGCTTGCCATTTACCTACTGGAATTTCAGCTTTGACAGCTTCTAGCTCTTCTATGCTCCAAAATTCAGGCCATAGCGGTCTACCACTTGGCATTATTGCAGGAAACTCCACCACTTCCCATTGATCCCCACCATTTTTAGCAGAGTGATCTAATATTTGCCCCGTTAAATCCGCGAGACTCCATCGAGTCATAACGATAATTATAGCCCCCCCAGGTTGTAACCGCTGCCTTGGCCCTGACGAATACCAACTAAATACTTTATCGTAAATTTCAGGGTTATACTGCGCTATAACGGCATCGTTTTCAGAATGAGGGTCATCAATAATAAGCAAGTCAGCTCCTCGCCCCGTTACAGTACCCCCAACACCAGCAGCAAAATAATCCCCTTGGTGGTTAGTATTCCATCGTCCTGCCGCTTTGGAATCTGTGCGAAGTTTAACATCTGGAAAAATGCGTCTGTACTCATCAGAGTCTACTAAGTTACGCACCTTACGACCAAAGCCCTCAGCTAACTCTCCTGTATTACTTATCTGCATAACTTTTTTCTTAGGAAACTGCCCTAAAAACCACGCTGGAAGCAGGTAAGAAGCAAATTCAGATTTAGTGTTGTGCGTAGTTATATATCCTTTGCCCGCTAGAAACAGTCCATCTTCTCTACCAACTTTAATACACTGTACATCGCCTGTGGTGTTTAGCTTTTCAACCTGTATATAGCGCCCAAAAGCTGGGGGTGTTTTTAATGTACGCGCTTCTTTTCTGGGTAAATTAGCAATATCAGAAGCATAAAAAGATAGGCGGTGGGTCAACCCATAACTTTTATTATATATTTTGGCCTCTGTGGTCTGTAGACTATTTTTAATCCCCAAGCTACATAGTAACTCTCGTACTTGAGTTATAAATGCTAAACTTTTTTGCGAGAAAAAGCATTGCCCTTTTTTAGATACATTCCCATCGGAGTCCATCAACCCTTTTAACAAGCCTCTACGTTGCACAGGGTTTGCAGATAAATAGTCTGCTGGAATATGTTTGTTATTTAATACCCCTAAGTCCCTAAGCTTTGTTTTTAACCCTAGGGTACCAAATAAATATTTTGTTTTTTGATCTGTGGTTTTATAACCCCTGCGATCAAACTCTGCACGAATGTAAACGGCATCTTTATCATGGCTTGTTATGTGCCCTTGTGCCGAAGCGCCATCTCCTAACCAAACGCCCAATACATAGGGGTCTATAGGCAGGTCTTTCGTACTATGCGCCACAATAGGCATTGTAGGAAGCATAGGTAGCCGCACCTTTGCCGTTAACTTTCCAGGTAGTATATGCGTTCCTCCCCCCCTACTCGCCTTTACTCTTACCCCTTGTTGGCGCAACCACAGTTGTTCGGTCGTGTAGTCTCTAAATACATTGGCGCCTCGCTTCATACGCACAGTCCATAAATGCTCCCCATCAACATCTAAACTATGCCCATCATCAGTAGTCACGCGATAAAGCTCTCTATTATGAAATACTCCAGATTTTCCTATAACCCGTGTGGGCGCTCCATCAGACCCAAATACTAAGTCTCCTACTTGAAGGTCTTTCATTGTAGTCCACCCTTTAGAAGTGGGTATGGGCTCGTCTACTTGCACTGCGTGTCTCGGCCCTAAGTTAATAATAACCCTTTTCTTCTCGCCACGAGCAACTGCTTCAAATAACTTAGCTATCCTTTTATGGTGC